CCATCCATGAATACACCAAATACTTGTGCCCCCGGCTTAATACCAAGTGATCTACCTAGACCAGATACACCATCCTCTGTAGTAGGTGTTACAACTTGAGCCCAAGGGAGTGATCTTTCTGGTACTTCATTCACATCACCATTATGAATACCATAAATTCTTACTTTAATTCTACCCGCTCTAAGAGGATCTTGTATATTAACAACAACACCAAGAAACCACCTTTGAATATCACCATAGTATGCTGACTGAATTGTTGATAAACTCATAACTTACTTACTCCTAAGGTAACAGTATGTTTCTCATCAAAGAACTGGTGATCTAAAGATGAAATTATAAAGTTACCAGACTTCTTTTCATCTACGACATATTTATCATCAAAGAACTGAACAACTTCTATAGCTATAATAGACCCTGGTCCAACACTCTTAGATGCCATAAACGGTAATCCATTTACTTTAATAACAGTACTATTGATATTCAGTGCATTGAGAATGCCGTTTCTTAAAATTTTACTCTTTAGTTTATCTGTATCTTTATTATAACCATATCCATTGGCATCTTCCATAGTAGGTGAAACAACACTAAATATAAAGTTTGATTCAAAATCAGATATTTTCTTATCATCTATCTTATATTTGGTATCATATAACTTAGTATCAGGAAGGGCATCTTCTATCTTAAACTGTTTGTTATTATTACTTGTTCCGTAAACAGTATCTAATACTTCATACCTAGCTCCAACAGCACCACTTATGACTGATGTTAATGTACTCGAATTATCATTGTATTCTATCTGTTCTATAGTAAATAGCTTTTTAATAGTATCGTCAGTGTTTGCTATGGCACCAGAAAACACAAATGGATTATTAAATGCTGGTTGTTTATCTATTATGCTTTCAAGTGAAGCTACTTTGATATCATCTGAATGAACTGTACCGAATAAAAAGAAAGGATATCCACTACCTTCTGTAGTACACATATTACGAATCCATTGAATGGTTTCTATAGGTGTAAGATAAGGTGATATAATACTCATATTCTCTTGAGCAGGCTCTGAGCCTTTTAGTAATGTTTTATCTAAAGAAACATCAAGACTACCAGTAAGAATTTTACCTATTATCTGAAGTGGTGTTCCCTCGTAAGCCTTACTTAATACTTGAAGATTACTTTTAAATACTGGTTTACTCATAAGACTAAAGACATATGATATAGTCTCGTCGTTTACAACTTCTTTTTTATCAACCTTAACCATAACAAATGATTTAGTAATGGTTGTTCCAGTAGCATCTGATATTACTTCAATATCTAATGTCTCAGTACCAGAGAAGTTTATTCGATCAAATAGATTTAAGTTATCAACTATAAGGATTTTACCAGAGATACCAATGCTTGTTATGTTCTCGTATAGTTGTAGTTCAGCAATAGCACCAGATACATCTACTTTAAGACCTGTTGTTTCATTCACTACAAGAGCAGTTTGATACCTATACTGTGAGGCAACTATATCAGACATAATCTAAGCCTTTAACTCTTTATTGAATTGTCCAACTACTTGTTCTATTATCTTAGGATTAATAATACTTATCTGAGATAGATCATCATTAAAGTTAATAAGTCTTTCAGCATATGTAATAGGTACTAATCCAGATGTATTAGGGTTAAGAGGATCAATATCAACATGTTCATTATCTGAATTCTCATAGTGATGTATTGAGTCATACTGCGCTACTTCACTAGTAATAAGACAAGTCTGTGTATCACCGCCTGTACCAACACTTAGTGTTTCACCATCATTAAAATTGCCATTAGCATTTACAATAATAATACCAAGATCAAGCTTTACTTCTACAACAGGACCAGTTGAACCAGACTGTGAACCAGTTACAACTTGACCTTTCTTAAAGTTAGTATCGCTTATATCAGTTGCTGTAGTAATAGCCCTATGTGGATAATTCTTTTGAGCCGCTTCATATATACGTGATCTATCTAAAGGCCAACCGCTTTCTCTTAATTTCTCATTAGCCATAAAGAATGTCCAATAGTAATCAGTAGTACCATAAAGTCTAAATGATAAGGTGTCTGCTCTTTCACCTGGTTGTATCGTATATTTCTCATAAACTGTTACATCATCTCTAAACTGATCAATTAGATTTACATAAGTGTTTAGTTGTTGAAATCTAACAAATGGTTCAGCATCTCCAAAATTATATAATGTTTGTGGAAAATTTTTAAAATACATTAGTAATCACCCTTAATGTCTTCACGGTTAAGTGGTCTTGTTTCAGTAAATGATAAGGTAACTTCTACATCAGTAAAGCCACCATCTTTATAGAATCCTTGTCCAGCATTATTATATGTAGTAGTAACATTAGTTAGATATGATGGTAGTATTTTTGTAAATACATCTTTATCTCTATATAACATCTTTATCTCAAACGGATCTGGAAACTTATAACCTATAGCAACTTGATCAAAGCCTATCTCCTCTGGATACATAGCTGTTCTAAATTTCTTAATAATACTTTTAATCCTAGCAACTTCTTTAGGATTATTAGGGATAAGTTTAAATGAAAAAGCAAAGTTTCTCATAGGAACACTATTAAACATTGTTCTACTATTAGGGTTTAATGATACACGTGTAGCAGATGATACCGCATTAGCCGCTGTAGTATTTACTTTACTAGCAACTTTAAGTGCAGCTAAACTACCAGCACTACTATTAACATTTTCTACAAGACCATCTATAAGACCAGATGTTGTTTGTTGTACAGCACTAACGGCTGCTTGAGCCAAGTTTTTACCACTATTAAGTGAATTAACAATTCCAGCACCAATAGCACCAAGTTCTACATTCTGATATGCAACACCATCATTAAAAGGAATACTTTGTGGCATATATAATGATACTGACCATGGACCATTTGCTTCTAATGGTTTTCTTTTAATAGTTTTAATAAGTGTTTTTTCTTCTGTATTAGATAAATTATTTATAGGAGAACCTAGACTATCTCTTTCTGTAGAGACACCTTCCGTATTCATTTCAGATAAATCAATTTCTCTTACAAAGTTTTCTAACTTTTCAGCAGTCAGAGGTGCTATCTCAATCTGACGGAATATAATCTCAGCTGGATACTCATTTGTATCATCGATTGGAAAACTGTACTCTGCATGTTCCATGTTTTAAACCTTAATATATAGAAGTAATTAGTATTATTTATAAGGTAAATTATGGCTCATAGTGGTAAATTTAAACCAAAGAACATTGAAAAATACAAGGGTGACTTCACTAAGATAACATATAGATCAAGTTGGGAGCTAAAATGTTTTAATTGGTGCGATCAAAACTCTGCTGTTAAGTATTGGTCAAGTGAGGAAGTTGTAATACCATATCTTTATGCTGTAGATAAAAAGTATCATAGATATTTTATGGATCTGAAGATCACATGGAAAGACGGATCTGTTGATCTTATAGAGATTAAACCAGATAAAGAAACAAGACCACCAGACTATCCTGGCAAGAAAACAAAGAGATATATCAACGAAAGTCTGTCTTACATTAAGAATGAGAACAAATGGGAAGCAGCCAGAGTATATGCTAAAGATAGAAATTGGGGTTTTCAGATATGGACAGAGAATACTTTAATTAAGATGGGTATTATGCCTAAACCAATTAAGAGATTGAAAGCACTTAAACCTTTAAAACCTTTCAAGGCGAAGAAAAAAACTACTAAAAAATAGTATAAATAACATCATGAGCAAGAATTTATTTAATAGAATATCCGCAGAAGCACTCAGGGCTGGTATCACACCAAGGACTGACCAATCACGTGAATGGTTCCGTAAGCGTGCGCAATCAATGCGCAGAATCAATCGTGAGGGTTTAATGCGTGCGGAGTCTCTACAACTATCTAAAACTAGTGTAGTAGGTAATATGTACATGTTCTTTTATGATCCAAAGCATAAAGATACATTACCATACTATGACCAGTTTCCTCTTATCTTTGTTATAGGAGATGCTAAAGGTGGTTTTATGGGATTAAACTTACATTACTTGCCACCAATTCTAAGGGCTAAACTACTAGATGGTTTAATTGATCTAAAGAATAATGATAAGTATAATGAAACAACAAGACTAAAACTTAGTTATGAGTTACTCAATGGCTCATCTAAGTTTAAAGAATTTAAACCTACAATAAAACACTATCTTACAGCACACGTTAAAAGTAGATTAGCATTAGTACCACCATCAGAATGGGAAATCGCTACATTCTTACCTATGGCTCAATGGAAAGGTGCTTCTTCCAACCAAGTGTATAAACAGTCAAGGAAAATGATATGAGCTTTAGCGTTGATCAGATGAAATCTCTTATAGGCAAAAAGGGTGGTCTTGCAATGGCTAACCTATGGAAAGTACAATTGCCAAACTTAGGTGTAGAAGCATCATATGATCTAAACTTACTTTGTAAAGATGTACAATTGCCTGGTCGTCAGATACTTACTCAAGAGCGTATCATTGGTATGAAGCAGAAAAAAGTTGCTTATGGTTATGCTGAAGAGGATGTTTCTATGACATTCTATGTAATGAATGATTACGGCATTAAAGAATACTTTGATGAGTGGCAATCTAGGATCATTGACTTTCAAACAAAAGAATTAAAATACAAAGATGATTATGTCTTTGATATAGAAATTACTCAATTACAGAAGAAAAAACGTAACGGTCTTACTGTTAATTTTGAGATAGACTTTACTGCAAATAACTTAGCTGATCTATTTGATTTCAGCATTACAAGTGATATTGAAGTATATAAATGTAAATTGATTAGAGCATTTCCAACTACGATTAATGCTCTTCAACTAAATAGTGAGCAAAATGGTTTGCTTGAATTAAACGTCCAGTTCAGCTATGATGACTGGGTATCTTAACATGGAGTTATTATGGCTTTACCAAAACTAAACGACCAACCAAAATATGAATTGATCATACCTTCTACAAAGCAAAAGATTAGATTTAGACCATTTCTAGTTAAGGAGGAAAAAGTTCTTTTACTTGCTATGGAATCAAAAGATGAGACACAGATTTTATCATCTATCATTGATACTATTCAAGCTTGTTCTGAGGATGAATTAAACACATCTAAACTAACAACATTTGATATTGAATTTATGTTTACACAACTAAGATCAAGATCAGTTGGAGAAAATGTTAAACTATCATTGGCTTGTGGCGAATGTGAAGAACCTAATGAAGTATCAGTACCTATTGATAATATTAATGTACAAGGTAATATGAATTCAGAAGGATCTGTAATTGAATTAAATTCTGATATATCATTAGAGCTACAATGGCCTACTTATAATAATGTAGTAAATGAATCAAAGGCTTTATCTGGTAAATCAAGCTCTGAGTCTACATTTGATATGATTAAGATGTGTATTAAGACTGTGATTACTGAAGAAGAAAGAATTGACTTTGCGGGTGAAAGTAAAGTTGATCAAGATAACTTTATTAACTCTATGAATACTAATGATCTTAATGGTATTAAAGATTTTATGGAAGATATGCCAACACTTAAACACGATGTTAAATTTGTTTGTCATAGTTGTAATAAAGATAATGAAATAACACTAAGTGGTATGCAAGATTTTTTCTAGTATGTCTGTCTCATAATAGTATAATTAATTACTATAGAAATAACTTTGCTTTAATGCAACACCATAACTATAGTTTGAATGAGATAGACAGTTTAATACCATGGGAAAAAGAAGTTTATATAACAATGCTTGAAACGCATTTGAAAGAACAAGAAGAAGAAACCAAAAGGCAGAACAATGGCAACTAATCTCGAAGATGTAGTAAAGCAATTACATAAGAATAATACAGAGACTGCTAATCTCAATAGGAACTTTAAACAATGGTTCTTAGCTCAAGAGCGTGCACGATTAGATGCCCTTGAGAAAGAACGAGAAAGCAAGTCCGATAAAAGTGATAAGCCAGTACAAGCTACTAAAGTTGGTAATGATAAAGATGGTCTTAATAATCTAGGTCTATTTGGTTTAGCTGGTCTAGCTGGAAAGCTAGGAACATTTCTTGCTGGTATTGGTGCACTAGGTTTAGCTATGGCGGGATTACGTGGTTGGGAATTACCTCTTATCAAGAAGCTTAACAGTCTTACTGGATTTACAGCAAAGATTGGTGATATAATTGAAGAAACAAAGGGTAAGTTTAAAACTAACTTTAAGACATTAATACCAAGGCTTGGTATACAAATTAGGTCTATGCTTCGTCCTTTAACTGCAGCATCTACAGCATTAGGTGCATACTTCTTAGGACCAGGTGCAAAGATAGGTGGATTTATAGGTAAGTTTTTTGGTGGTGCAGCACGTGGTGTTGTTGGAGTTGCAGCCCCTCTTTTAAAACTTATGGGTAAGATACTATATCCTATAGGTATTCTAATGTCTGTATATGATGGCTTTTCAGCATTCGGTAAATCAGATGAAGAAACATTCTTAGGAAAATTTGGCGATGGCTTTTCAGCATTTGTCGGTTCATTTATTGGCGCACCTTTGGATCTAATTAAAAATGGATTGGTCTGGGGTGTTGGAAAAATGTTTGGTCTAAGCCCTGGTGCAAATGGTAGGTATAATTCAAATTCTGGTTTAGGTAGATTTTTAAATGCCGCTAAAGCTATGAGCTTTGAAGAAACTATTAAAGGTATTGTTAAAGCACCGTTTGATCTTTTCAAAAATGCCGGATTATATATTGATGAGTTAGCAAGAA